AAATTATTGAAGATGAATCAATATGTGAAAAATATGATAATGAAAATCAAGAATTAATCCAGTCAAGTATCACTGAATACTTTACAAAAATAGAAAAAGAAAGAATATATGTTGATGAACTTTCTGTATTTGAAAAAATATATAGTGTCCTCTATAATAAAGGAAGAATCACCAATAACAAATTTTCAGATAATGAACATAATGATTTAGCAATCCTAAGAAAACTTGGAGAACGAGAAAACCTCAAATACGCTACACAATATGAAGATGGGTTTCCTTGTAAGAGAATTCCAATTCATGTTGGATCAGGATTGAGAGAAATAAGTCAAAATTTTGGGTACCATCTGTCACCAATTACCTGTGAAGCTGATTTATGTCGAAAAGAAAAAATTGACATAAATAAATTCCCAAAAAGCACCGTATATAACAAAACCTATCAACAATATATTAAAACTAAATTTAATAAGGACTATGAAAAAGAAAATAACCAACTATATTTTAATTTCACTGATAGTATATATTACATACCCGATACAGAGTTGGTTAAGGGATTCGAACTAATGAATCCTGGTTTTGTTGCCAATGGAACTATGCATGTCTACAAAAAAGATACTCAATTAAAATTTAAAAATGGAACTAAAGAATATGGGAAAGTTGAAACTGATAAATTTGACTTACACAACATGATTATGAAAGTGTATGGAAATCCCACAAAATACACTCATCCTAAGAAATTCTCAGCTCTTGCTTTTGTTGATTCATACTATTTCTACCAAACCAAGAAAGCCTACTATAAAATACAAGTTGACAAAAGAATTGATATTACAGCAACTGACTACATATCTTATAGCATTTGGAAAATACCTAGAGAACTAAGTAATAAATGTGATAAATGCAAGAAAAGAGATGTAGCTATCATAACACCAATACATTACAATTGTGATGAAGAACAATGTACTGGTAATTATTGTAATAATTGCTGCATCGATACAATCAATTTTTTTGAAACTGTGTCATTAATAAATCAAAATAAACCACAAATGAAATGTCCAGCCTGTAGCAAGATAATCGACTTACTCCACATAAATAATCATGAAAAAACAAGTGAAAATTGTGAAAAATTAACTGATATTAATTGCTACTATAATATTAATAATATCAAATATGATGGGGATTTAGGACTGGCAAGTAAAGATGAACAAAAAATAGTAGATGATGAAGGTAGGGTTACACGAGTCTTTAGATTACACAAAAAAGAAGAAACAATCTTTCTAAAACACAAAAACCAACATTTTACAGATCGATCAACCTGGGCTCAATTTCAATTGAAAATGCCAAGTAAAACTATCGCTATAAGTGATGGAACTATCAATAGTATATTATCACAAACATTCAGTGCAAAAACTTTTAATAAAGATGAAATAACTACTGATATTCACCGACTACTAGCTAAACAATGTCCAACAATGCAACCAGAAGATGCACCAATGATAGT